AACTTTGTGTTCGCTTGTTGAAGATACATAATAGTTACCAATGCCACAAGATATTTTATAGTCGTTTGTTTCAGCATCTTTGCGACTTAGGAATGAATTTATTACTTTATGTTCACCAAATGAATTAATAATAATATCCCCCACCACAACATCAACTATCATTTTATTTCCTTTAGTTGTCAAAACCATAGTATCAGCAGAAAAACAGTGATTGTATTTATCCTCAGGCTGATTTATTTGAATTCCGGCAACCTTTTTGAATTTATAGTTTTCCTGTTCAGTTTTTACCTTTTGCCATAAATGGTTCTTAACACAATGAAGTTTCTTCTTTTTCATTGATGTTAACCAATACATCACTGATTTTGTTTTCTTCACCTTCTTTGCCCTCCAGTTCTTTTTCCTGAGGCCTTTCACCATTTCAATCACCCCTTTATGCTCAGAAACAAAACGATCTGATGAATCACAAATTATTGGCAGTGCCTTTTCAATTCCAAGTTCCGTATAAAGTTCATCCAGTGCATCATCAGTTTCAACAGGATTATAACACAACAGTTCAAAATAAATATTGTTTTCATCTTCAGCATATCGAACCAGTGCATTAGGATCAACAGAAAAACCAAAATCATTGCCATAAAAATATCCCATATCTTCAGGAAATTCATCAATCCAATGGATCCTATCAATAATAACGCCTTCCATTGAACCACGTAATCCCAAACCGTAAACCCTCCAAAAATATTCATCAGCGGTTTCCAAATTATCCAGGTTTGGCGGTGGTTGATTGTTTGAATCAATAGGTGATCCATTATACATCAATTCACCCTCAGGTGTTACATAATAGGAACCAGTTTGCCAGGGTTCTTTGATGGTGATTTCCTTCTTTTCGTTTGGTGAAATAAATGGATTATCCTGGAAAGTAGTACGAAGAAAACCAACATCTTTCCTGCCAACAACACGATCAAAAAACCAATGTGAACTGAATGATGGATTGTAATCTGCCCACCAAAATTTTCTGCATCGTATTGCTGCGTGATTAAATATCCCTTCCGGAATATGCATGATTTCATTAAAAAATACATAATCAGCACCGGCACCGTGATTTTTTCCAAGTTTATCACATCCCTTAAAACTGATCACATTTCCACCAATGCGAAACGATTTTACAACCTCAGCATTTTCAAATTTGTTTGGAATTCCAAAATCATCCAAGCGCCTTCTGAAATCTTCATATAAAGTATCTTTGAATTCTGCAAATGTCGCCCTATAAATATTGATTTTACAATTTGTTTCAACTCTTGTGCATAACCAAATAATGAAATCAACACCGGACCAGGTTTTTCCACTTCTTGTTGAACCTTCCAATGCAACGCCTTTTTTCCCTGCAATCAGTTCATCATTGGCGTTCCATTTCTGATCCTGGAAACACTGCTTTAAATATTTGAAGTTTGGATTTGCATCAGGTCCTGGATTGATCAGGCCATCATAAAGCATATCAATTTCCTCCAGTCGCAAAAGCTCTTCCAGTTCCTTCAGTTCCTGATCACTGATTTCATCTGATGCTATCATTGGCAAATCATTAATTGATCCTTTTCTGATGAAAGTTCAAAAGAATGTGCCGTATAAAGTGATTCAGCGCAAACAATATCATAAAGAATATCCTTTGCCCTGATAACGATTTGAACCACCATCCTTTGGTACTGGTTTGGATCTGTTTTCAAATATACAGTTTGCCCAATTTCAAATTCATTGTTGATTGTCATTGGGTTTTGTTTAAGGTTTTATCAATCTTTTCCTGATATTCTTTGATTTTGGCCCTGCGTTCCTGTGGTGAAAGATCTGAAATAGGAATGGCCTTTTGATAATTGTGTTCACCAAAGAAACCAATGTGTTTTGCAATCATTTCTGATGCCTGTTTTTTGTTCACAAATGAAAGTTTCACCATTTGAGTAGTAACGGCATCTTTTCCGGTTCCGGTTGTTGTGGATGTAATTGTAAAACCCTGAACCAAACGCCTTAATTCAATTGGCATCTTTTTAACGTCCTCAGGTGTTAGATTTATGAATTCGGTAGTATCACTATACGCCCATCTTTTAAGCTCAGCCAACAGTTCCTGGTGCGTTACAGTGGCAAATTCTGATGCTTTTTTCTGTTTGTGTTTAAGATATTCCTGAATCTTACCATTCCTTACCAATGCATTGAACTTTACGCCGGCTGTATTATCGTTTACTTTTGGATATATTTTTTGATATGCCTTTGTTCCGTTAAAACCGTTAATTACATATTCATCAATTACGGATTGATGTTTTTTCAGTGTTGATTCTTTCATTGTGTATTGTCCTTTTTATCCTTTTGAGTTTTCTGATTTGAAACCTGCAAAAGTATATTAGTTTCTTTAATACAAACTTACTGATTTTTTATAAATGAAAAACACCACCTGGAATTGTTGTTTCCTTTGGTGGTGTTTTAAAGTTTGAACTTTGATGTATTATGACAAATCAAATATAATGATTTATTTCATATCATCATTTTTTTTCAATTGGGATTTTTGTAAAATCCAAATAGTAACTTCTTCCAGGTTTAAAAAACTTACTTGCCGGAACATCCTTTGAAATTGAAATGGTGATTTGTCCTGATGGTGTTGCACTGGAAAAACTTTGGTTTTCTTCGTTAACGGTTCCATCATCATTTGCATAAACGGCACTTAAATAAGCAACTGCATCATAATCTTGTGTTGGTGGAATTACAGTTGTGCATTGAAATTTTGCTCTAATTGAACGCATAATAAATTGTTTTGAATTTTATCAGGCTTTTACCCCTGATGCATCAAAAGTAATTATTTCATTTTGATTTTCTGAGCTTTGATTTTATTCTTTGCTGCCTGTTTACAATTGGAACTGGATCAAAGTAAAATTTCATTCCCACTATTGGGCAAATGCTGTAAGTTATCATTTTTGAAAGTTTTTGTTTTTCAAATATAGTTTTTTAAATTAAAAAATCCCTTTGGTTTTTACACTGAAGGGATTTTTGTTCAACGCAAATTGAAAATAAATGAAATACGATTTCAAATATAATTATTTTTTAAAAGGTGGCAATTTTTCATTGTCGGTTTGTGGAACAAATTCAACTGCGTTCAATCTTTCGGCAATTCTTATCATTTGGCTGAAACCCCCAAAATCTTTAAAGAATTTACTGCAAACAATATCTTCATTTTTAATACTGGCTTTGTGGCAAATGAAATATTGCTGTTTTTCTTTGCAGGTTTTTATGATTTCCTTTGCTCTTTCAGAACTTACAATTCTGTTTTTTGATAAAAGGCAGTTTTGGCAACATTCACTGAAAACTTTTAAACCCATAATTTTAAATTTGCCGTTCCTTCCAAAATGAATCCATTCTTTCAATCATTTCAAGAAAAAGATTGTGCTGAATTATTAATGATGCAATCAGTATTGGGAAAAAACCCATTGCAAATCCAATTCCTAAAAATCCACCTGCAATACAATCTGAAAGTTTTGATTTATTTTTCATAATCTATTTTTTTACCTTCATCAACTTAATTAAATATTCTTTTATTTTGGCGCTTTTATCCTTTTCAATATCATCTTCAGAAATATCAGCCTGAAGTGAACACATTGTTAGATTTTCAATTTCATTTGCGAAAAGTCGCATGATGTTGAAATGTGAATCATTGAATAAATCGGTGCCATCTGTACGTTCAAACATTTTTGTTGATGTTAGATAAACCCTTTTCATTCCTCTATCATCAAGAATTGTGAATTCCCTTGTTTTTGGGTTTTCGCCAAGGGTGTATTTTTTTATGTGAACAACCCGATATGAAGTGCCAATTTTTAGTTTTGCTGTGCTGTTTCCGTGCTTTGCTACACAAGTAACAAAATCATGTTTTTGAAGATTTTTCATTGTAGTATCGTTTGTTTGTGATTGTAAAAATAATAAAGGTTTTTATTAAATCCAAATGAAATAACAAAAACCTTTATATTTTGTTTTTAAACGTTTTCAAGAAATTCAATAAGATTCCTTGTTTCAACTGTATTGGTTTCCAAATCGTTCTTAAAAATGATTTCCCATTTCTTTGTGTTTGAATGATAGGAAATTGTTTGAACGTTAGTTGCTGATTCAACCGCTTCAACAAGTTCCTGCAATGGTTCCCTTACTGTTTCGGTAACGGTTTCATTTGGGTTCGTTTCTGCCATTTCTTGATTTACAAATCTTCCGGTCCTGGAAGATCGAACATTCTTTTTTTGTTTTGCCATTTTAAAAAATATTTAAGTGTTAAAAGTTTGAAAAATCATTAGTGAATAGTAGGCTGGGGGTTTCTGAAATTTCTTCCCTTATTGAAACTTTCCACGGTTCAGTATCAAAATCGTTGTCCTCCCAAACATTGATTATTTTTTCGTCCCATTGCGATTCGGGTATTTCCTCTATCTTATCAATGAACAAATCGCCTTGTTCTTCAATAAATAGTTTTACGGCTTCTTCTTCTGTTTCCGATGAATAAGCGTAATAGTAATCTTCTGAATAAATTTTGAATACTTTCATATAGTTTAATTATTATTTAATTTCAAATTGAACGCTATAATTATAATTTTTCTGAAGTTCATTGATGTAACGGTTGTTTTTGTTATACGCACCGTTCACAAAAACCGTTCTTTTGTAGGGATCATATTTGAAACCTACATTTTTTATTATCTGATGAAGATAATAACGCCTATTCAATGCGGTGTTTGTCGTTTGCTTTGCGCCTTGATCCATTACATAAATTTCTGAAGGATTTTCACAACCCAAAAAATAAGAGGGTTTAAAACGGCTATAAATAGAAAACTTCCAAGTGTCAAAATGACAAATGAAACAAAGTAATCCACAAATGCGAATTTCTTCAACTGGAAAATCCTTTTGTAAAGTTGGAAAATGAAAACCAATACAAATCCAATTATATTGATTGCTACGATTGTTAAAATGTGATTATTCATCTTTTGGGTGTTTTAGGTGAAAATTAATTTCATAAAAATTTTTGGGATTATCAACAAAGTATTGTGCAACTTCAGTTGTGATTGCCAAAACTTCATTTCTTTCATTTATCATTACAACGGCACCATCATTGAAATCTGAAGGCCTCACAACAATATCTTTCCAGGTGTTTTTCCTGAAATATAATTTTATTGGATCCGGTTTGCATTGCGGAACGAACTTTTTAGTTTTTACCTTTTTTTGATGTTTATTTTTTTTGCTTTTAATAGCCATCTTTTAAAATTTGTTAGGTGGATTTAATTGAATTGTTTTGCCATTAGCATCAATGAAATATTCAACAGATTGTGATTTACCTTTTCCAAAATCGGAACCACAATAAATGATTCCGTTTCTGTGATCCACAACTCCACCTTTGGGAAAAATTGGCTGTGATTTAATCATTGCAATTTCAAGTGCTTTTGATGATAGTTTCATTGCAAGTGGAAACCAAATATCAAAATGTTTTTTACACCATTTCAACTGAAGCGCAATCAATTTCATTTCATCAACTGCCTTTTCAATAGCTTGTTTTTTTGATTGAACATCATTCATCATCTTTATTTTTTATGATGTGCAAACCGTTTTTCATTTCCGGTTTATCAGGTGTTAAATAAATCGGTGGTTGTGTTCTACCATTTATAACCCCAACCCAAACACGGCCAAATAAAAGAATCTTTAAACGTTCCAAAAATGGAACTTTCCAAGATGAAATGCACTGGATGCCATCACGGAAAACGAACATTGAACCACATTGTTCATCAGTCATTTGTTTTGGCTTTGTCAGCTCAGTATTATAACCATCAAATTTTGTTGGATGCATAGCTTTATTTTTTAAAATAAGTTAGGTAAATATTTATTGAAAAAATCAAAATATTAATTATCAACAAAGTTATTTGAAAATTCATTATTGCTTTGTTTTTAATTTTTCTTTCAAATTCCGGTTTATAGTTTCCTGAACACATAGTTATTCTTTTACTGTTTGAAGGAAAAAATTTGTTTTGTTGCCTGAAATATCCAATGATCCTATCAATGTTTTTTCTTCAACTGGATTTGCTTTTTCTGAATATTTCAGCATTGCATCTTCAACAGATGAACATTTTGAAACATAGAAATCATCCGTTTCCATTTCGCTTTGTTCCTTAACTCCCAATTCATAGGAAATTTTATCATATTTGATTCCAGTGAAATCAGAAATCTTTTTTTTAGAAGTGTGAAATCCTGGTTTCTTTGTTTTTTTGTTGTAACTCCAGTACATAGGTTTATTTTATTTGAAATTGTTTATAAAAGTGTTCATATTCAGTTGCAGCAATGGCATCATTTAATAATTGATTATAGCCATTTTCATTAATAGAGTTTTCCAACTCTTCTTTTGATTTGGGGAATTCCATAATATTAATTTTTTGGGAAGTAGGTTCCCGATTATTAAAAATAAATAACATCCAATAAAACCAATTTAAACTGGTTTTATTTCCGTGTTATTTCAAATTGTCAATTTCCAGTGCTGTTGAACCAATAGTTCCAAATTCCTGTTTTGCAAATCCTTCAACATTTGCATTGCAACCATCAAAATTTTTATTCAACATTTCAACCATCTTTTGAGCCTGTTGGAATGATGTTTTATCATCATCCCCAAAGGAATAAACTGTAATTGTGGCAACGTGTCGCATAATTAGCAGGTTTCTTGGTTCAAAAATTCATCAACCCATCTTTCACGATCAATTGAAGTTCCTTTATCAATGGCATCCAATATTTTTGCCTCTTGGATAACTGATGGTGAAAAACAGGTTTCATCATCAATGTAGATTTCTTTTTCAACTTCAGTTGTTCCCTTTACAAAATCAATTGTTGCAATTCTTTCACCTTCAGAATCATTCATATAACCTTTCATATCATAATCAGTTGATGAATGGCCGTATTGCTCTGCATTAAAGGAAATTTCACAAGAGTTTAAAAATAAATCGAATTCTGCGTTTGTTATTGTAGTTTTCATAATCGTTTGTTTTGTTTGTTGGTACGAATATACAACCTATTTTTGTAATAACAATACTTTTATTGAAAATATTTTAAATATTTACGGTTCAAATAAAAAAACCCCTCAGATTACTGAAGGGTTTTTCATTTTAACTAACTAAACAAATTTTAATTTAATTATGAATCAAATTAATTTTTTACATTTTTTTCATGGTGCTGAGGTTTTAAGATTGTTTTAAGATTGTTTAAATATAGTGAAAAATATTATCCAATTCCAAAAAGCCTTTTCCAAAAACTTGTTTTTTTAATTGAAACAAACTTTATATTCTTTGCAACCTTGTTAACGGCATCTTCAAACAATGCCCATTCATCAGGTGTGAAAACCTTTTTTGAATTGTTCTGATACTTCACAATTATCTTTGAATAGTTGGCAGAATAATAATTTTGCCTTTCAACTAATTGTTTTGATTTTCTTTCCTGATCATTCATAATATTATTTTAAAGGTAGTTTTTCTATTAATGCAGCCAACACCGCAACAACAATTGAATTTCCTGCCTGTTTGTAACCTTGAGAATCGCTTACTTTTGAAATGTCAAACGTTTCAGGAAAATCCATCAATCTGAAACATTCACGTACTGTAAGCCTTCTTATTATATACGAGTTGGATATTTCGTTATCATTGGATTTCCATATTTCTTGAATCGTATATAATGCTTGTTGCAATATCCTAACCCCTTCATTTCTATACTGAAACTTTCCACTTTGCAAATTGATTTTGGCCTGTGAATTTTCAGATGGCAACTTCTGCAAACTCTCATTAAGTTTTCTAACGCATTGTTTAATGGATTTTCGTCTATATGGTGAACATCTTTCCCATTTTTCTTTTGACAAACTTCGCATAATGATAAAGGCATTTTCTTTTGTGCCTTTACTCTGCTGTATCTTACTGATAAATCCTTTTGTTGTTTTTTTGGTTTTTCCTTGAATGCTTTTTTCATGCATTCCCGATTGCAATATTTCTTTTTCTCGAATTGTTTCCAAGATTCGTAATCCCCACGATTCAATTTCCTTCTTTCCAATTTCTTCTTGCAGTAACCACAATGTTTCGCTAATGCTTTTTTGTTCATTATACTTAATATTTATCCCATTAAAGATAATGTTTTTGTTATAGTTAAACAAATAGTTTGGCCTTCCACATTCAGTATCTAATGCAGGTGATAAACCATCACCATGAAAAATACGGTGTTGTTTATACGGTTGTTGCCCTCCACTTTCCTTTGATGGATTCATTTGAACAACACTTGGTTCACTTTCACCAAAACCGCCATGAACATTACGGATCAAAACAACATTATCTTTTTGCACTGTTGTAAGTGCATTTGAAACATCGTTTTCATTTACTTCCAACATTTGAACGGTTTCTTTTCCTGTTTCACGTGATTTTGGGTTTTGTGGGTTTCTGCCGCGATTCGCGGCAATTTGTATTTTTAATCCTTCACCTTTATTAGTTGTTAATGATGGAGAAATTCCTTCAACAGAAAAAACATTTCCATTCATTCCGTTTCCGCTTGGATGTACATTCCCAACTTTTAATATATTATCAGAAATATCCAATGATTTACTGGATGCAGTTATTGATGATGCAATATCATCTTCACCTTTAAAATTTATTTTTCCATTGTTGAAGTTTCCGGCACGGCTAAAAAGATAATTAATCATTTTTTCGCTGAGGTGATATTTTTTATCAACTTCCAAATCAATAACATCTTTCAATCTTTTTTTCAAATGAAAAGGTTTTGGAAATGAAAAGGTATTATCTGAATCATCACGGATCCCAATTATAAAAATGCGTTCCCGATTTTGTGGAACTCCATAATCCTTTGCATTTAAACCCTGATGATAAATATGATATGGAACGCTTTCAGGATGTGGAAAAATAACCGGGTTTCCATTTACTGATTTTCCACCAAGAAAATCCAACCATCTTTGAAAGGTTTTGCCACCATCATCACTCAATAAGCCTTTCACATTTTCTAATATGAATATTTTTGGCTTATTTTTATTAATAAATTCGTGTCCATTATAAAAAAGAATCCCCCTTTTATCTTCTTCCCCTTTTCTTTTTCCTGATAAACTAAAACTTTGACATGGGAAACTTCCAATATAAATATCCAATGGATTTGAAGGTATTTCCCTTTGGTACATATTGAATGGATAATAAAAGGAAAACTTTTTTGAAAATTCGTTAGCATCGTTTAAAAATGCTATTTCTTCATCCGTTGGTTCTTTTTCAGATAGTGCTATTTGTTTAACTCCATCCGCAAATATTTTATGTTCTTTTGAATTTCCAAGTTCAATATCTTCTTCAGTTCCATAATTAAGCAAATATGTCAACCTTGCATAATAATCAAAATCTGTTGAAAATTTTTCTTCATAGTCAATACCCAATCTATTTAATGACTGCAAAAATGCACCCACACCCGAACAATCTGAACCAATATTATATTTTCTCATAAGTAAATCCATCTAATTTTCTTTTTCCATCAATATAATATCTTGATACGTTTGATGAATACTGATTGTGTTTTTTTGCTACCTGAACTATACTATCAAATATTTCGCCTGTTTCAATACATTTTACTTTTTTGTTCATTCCACTACCATTTCTAATTTTTGAATGAATCTCTGTATGTTGTTTTGGGGTTACAAGCTGTAAATTTGAAACTTCATTGTTTATTTTATTCAAGTCTTTATGATGTAATTCATATCCATTTGGAATTTTACCATTTATTTTCTCCCAATTATAGTTGTGAAGCATTAACCTGTCAATTGTCGTACATTCATAATAACCATCTCTATTTATTGTGAATCTCAACCCATCTATAATTATGAATGGTTTTTTCTTTTTTGAACGCAACTTTAATTTTTTATTCTTAAAACGAGAATAAACAGATTGACGACTTAGTGAGCAAACATTTGCAATATCAGCTAAACTGTATCCCTTTTTATACAGTTCATACATTTCATCAGTTTTCATAATTATATGACTTTATATTGTAAACATAATAAATATAAATCAATGAACTTAATTAAATTTATAATAACCGCCAATCATCCAATCCCACCGGATATATTTATCATATCGTGTCAATGCTTCTTCAGCGCCAAAAACATTGATCCCTGAACTTAAATAAAATGTTTTGTAAACCCTATATTGAAATTCCAAGTTAACACCAGGATTTATTGCCCTTGTGCTTTGGTGCTTTTTATAATTGTTACCATCGGTGTAATCGGGATTTGAATTGGTTCTGTAAATAACTGAGCTTTCAAGTCCAATATAAGTACCAAATCTTTTAACTGGAAAATCTGCTATTTTATAATCCAATGCGATCCAGGTCCATTTGGTGTAATTGATTGCAGGATGGATTTCAACCATCATTGTATATCGGAAATCATCAAAATCAACCCCAATTTTAAATTCACCATTGAAAGTTGTTCCAATGTCGTTTGTTTTGCCTTTGTACGGTCCTTCAATTGCCATTTTTGGATCAATTGAAAATCCAAAGAACGGTTCAACCTGTGCTGAAATTGCCATTGTTACAAATAGCATTAGTAATGTGATTTTTGTTTTCATAATCGTTTTGTTTTAGTGTTCGTAATTAAAATGTTTTGTTGGCTCATTTTTCTTTGAATAAATCCTTTCTTCAAATCCTGAAATTGGATTTATCCATTTTTGGTTCCAAAAATCTGATCTTAATTGTATTGAATCAGAATCAGGAACGTTTCTGTTTACTTTTGATTTTGTGTTTGCCATCGTTCAATAATTTGATTAATTCTTTCTTTTATAAATTCTTTAATTTTGATTTCAGTTGCATTAAAAGAATCTGAATAATTATAAATTATTTCACTTCCTTTTAATATTATCTTTTCAGGAATTGCTTTTTGATTCAAAATATAAAGTTGATAGTAATATTCTTTAATGAAACGATCATTTTTTATTTCATCAATTATTTCTTTTGAATCAATATTTTTTATTATGTTTTCCATTATCTAATCTTTAATAAATTGAATGTTATTTGGGTGAACATTGTAAACTTTTCCGGTTTCAGCATCTTCAACAATTCCAACTGTGATGTTGTTCAACTGATCCTTTCCATCAGCTTCAATATCATTGGCCCAACAATGAAACCATCCAGTGCCGGAAACCAAAACAAATCCTGGATCATCTTCACTTTCACGTTCATTTTCAGGCAGCCAAAGTTGAACATCATAATTGCATAATCTTTTCCTTTTCATATCAATAGCTTTCATCAGGAAATTTCTGTTTTAAAATCCATCTTTCAACTTCCAATTCATCGTTTTCAGAATCAAAATTTATGTTCTTTTTCGGAAACCATTCCAAATCACCTTCACAATCAAAAAGAATTGCATCTTTTGTTTCCCTAACAAAAACTGCATCAATAATAATTGGATCATTTATTTCATTTTTCATCCTTCAATTTCTTTTAAGGTTTTCAAAGTTATCTGATAGGGAAGGGAATTTTCTAATCCAGTTCCACGCATTGAATCAAAGTACATTTCTGCAATCTGAAGAAGTTTTGGCGCTGCAACAATTAAACGTGCATTTGCATAAAATTCATCTTCAGAAACTTCTTCCAAATCCAATAATTTTTTTCCATCGTACTGATCAGAATCTTGAACAATTCCAAATCCTGCATATTCCACAACGTGCCATTCACCACGTGTAAATTTGTGATCAATCACCGGCCTATCTTTTAAACCGGTGATTGCCTTCTGAATTTCAATTGCCTGCCTGATGCAATAGATCAAAGTTTTTAAAAATTCTTTCATAACAAAAATGAATTTATTTTTTGCATATAGGTTAAAAGTTCACCAATTGATGCATCCTGGAACTTTCGGCTTTCATCGGCTGCATTATGCTTTATGTGAATATACTCTTCAATGATAACGTTTGCAATCCAAACCTTTCCACGTTCAAAAGCATTTATATCAATCAGAATTGTTTCACCTTCAATTGAACCATGAATATCAGCATCTTTAAAATCAACAATGCGAATATCATAATCAATATCAAATTTACATTCCGTGAAAAAACCTTTTACATCATTCAGAATTTTCTTTTCAAATTCCTTTTGCTCTACAATCACATAAGGCAATCCAACATCAGATGTTTTAAAAGATTGTGTTTTCAGATCCTTTCCAAAACTGGCAACCATTGCATTGTATAAACGTGATGGTAAAAGTGTTGTTTTTGCACGTTCTTCATCCTTTACAAAACCGCCCATGTTTCTTGGCGCAATCTTGGAATCACAAAGTGCCTCTTTCCAAACCTGAGGAAATTTTCCACCAGTGAAAACAGTTACAAATGAATCATCAACATTGTTTTCAAAATATTCACGGTTTGGAATTTCCATCAGCAATTTGCGAACAATAAAATCATCATCACAAAGTTCCAACAGGTTCCAAATTCCCTGAGGAACATCCCATGAATATCTTGCAATCCTATCTTCAGTTAAATCCAAATCATTCAGATCATAATCAAATATTCCAGGTTTTTCATTTTCAATTGCTTTGATTCCTTTTCTGTAAACCACGCAACTTTTACCTGAGCTTTTGTAAATCTTTCCAAACTTGTTTTCATAAATTGGCACCCTGCCATGTGAAAAGTATTTATCAATTTCAAAATGCATTTCCAACAGTTCCATGTTTGCCTCAATATAAATTGAAGTTTCATCAGTTGGTTCATCATCAGAAATGGCATCAACCATTTTAAATTCAATCAGGCCTTCATCCATTGCGTTTGAATAAAGTTCCCTGATTGCCTGCCACAATTTCCATTTTGGCCCCATTTCAGTAGTTAAAGAAGTTTCTTTTCCATCAATAACAATAACATCAAATGTTTTTCCTGCAAATGCCTTTTCAACGGTTGTAAATGTCATTTCACGGCCTCCAGTGAAAACCCTGAAGTTCATTTTGTTCCTGAATAGGAAACTGATTGCATATTTGTTTCCTGATCCAAACATTCCAATTTTTGAATCATCGTTTCTTTTTGTTGATGCGCCAACTAAACTGAAGGCCTCAGGTTCAACAACACCTTTGTTTGAAATTTTTAAATACTTCATTTTATCGTTTGTTTTTATTTAAGTTATTTTGAATAAAATTTAATTCTAAGACGTTTTCTAATCAGAAACGTGTAATTCTGTTGCCCACCTTCCAAAACCTTCTTAAAATGCTTTTCTGCAAACTCAGCACCTACAATTGTATGATACTTTCCTGCTGAAACAAGCTGTGTTTCTTTTTCATCCTGATTTTTCCACTGGATCAGGAAGTTTTTGTTGATTTCTGCAACAACTAAATTTTCAGATTTCTTTGCCATTTTGGAAGATTTTTAAAAAGCCTTTGCTGAGGAATTTCCAAATATTAACCTCACATCAAAAATTGGAAATAACAAAGGCTTTAGTTTTTATCCTATTGAAACAATGTTTTCTATTTTGAAACATCTGAAACCAACGGCCTCCAAATCCCAATAATTGAAAACTTTATTATTTGGCGTTCCGTTTCCTTTTATGAATTGTGAAACGTTCTTTAAAGTGCCATAGGCAGTTCTTAAAGTGCCATCAACTTTTTTGTAGCTAAATTTCACTTCATCCTTTGAAAAAAGTTGCTTTGATAATCTGTAAAGTTTCCAGGCTTTTTTCAATGCATCGGAAAATGAAATGCGAGTTGATGAAAAAATTAAATGTGCTTTTGCAAATACGTTTGAACGGAAATTTGTTTGTGTTTTCATGTCGTTTGTTTTAATCGTTTGTTTGTTTGTTGGAACAAATTTAATAAAGGTTTTTATTATTACCAAATAAAATGATAAAAACTTTTATTATTTCTTTAAAATAAAAAACCCCAACATAAAATGCTGAGGCCTTAAATATAGAATTATTGGATCCTAAAATGGAAGATCATCTTCCTCTTCATTTGGTGTATAATTGTTTTGTTGTGGTGGTGTTGCACTGGAATTCGAACTTGCATTTGAACCACTGGATGAATTTGAATCCTTTTTGCTTTCCAAAAATTCAAAATCTGAAATGTGTATTTCAGTTGAATAACGATCAACACCATCTTTATCCTGCCATTTTCGATATTTCAAACGGCCTTCAACATATAATGCAGTTCCTTTTGGAACATACTTTTCAATTATTTCACATGCTTTGTTCCTGAAAACCAAATTGTGCCATTCAGTGTTTTCCACTTTTTCACCTTGTTGATTTTTATATGTTTCAGTTGTTGCCAAAGAAACATTTCCAATTGCATTGCCGTTTTCAAAATTGTGAATTTTTATTTCGTTTCCGGTCCTGCCTATTAATTGCACTTTGTTTAATCTTCCCATTGTATTTTTCGGTTTAATTTATTTATCAAATTTGCTTTTTCCTTTTTTTGGTTCAAATAATCAGTAATTGTTTTATCAACGAAATATTGTGTTAATCCCAATCTTTCAGCAAGATATTTTGAACTGTTTAATTTGGACCGGTTGAATTCAAATATAACTTTTGCTTTGTCGCTTTTTGGATATTTAATCTTTGCCATTTATCAAATCTTTTTTCCTCCATGAATTTTACTAACCTGATGTTCCTTTGAAAGTTCTGAATTGTTTTCCAGTTCAATATTGCAATTTGAACAGGCAGGTTTCCAGGTTTCTTCATTTAGATAGTTGATGCCTCTTCCGGCTGAATGTTCAATTGTGGTTGCTAATGAAGTGCAATTTGTGCCATTGATCCTGCAAAGTTTGTTTTCAGGCTTTGAAAGAAATACAATCCTTCGAGCTGTGTAAATTTTTTCTTCTTTAGAACGTTTTTTTGAAACTCTTGGAATTTTATAATGCTTTTGTTCCTTTTGCGGTTTACTGTCCTGATATGCCTTTTCACAAGCATAACAACATGTTCTTTCAGTTGTTCTGTATTTCGGTGTAAAAACATTATCACAATCAACGTTGGCACATTTTTTTGGCTTTACTTCCATAGGATTAAAAGGCCGGTGTTTTTCAACCGGCCCTGTTTTAATTATGCGGCATCAACTTTTGGTGCCTCAACTTTTTCTTCATCTTTTTCATCCTGATCATCAAAAAGTGTTGCATCACCGGAACGCCCTTCAAAAACATATCTGAAAACCTCCATTTGGATCAATTCAAATATCTTTTCAACTTCATCTTCATAACCAAGTTTATCAGATGAAAAAACAATTCTTGGTGTATTGATTGCACATTTGGAACCGTTGTTGCTTTCAATCTTTCCTGAAATAACAATTCCACGCAATTCATCGGTTCCACCAACGGAAACACCAGTTACCTCAATCTTTTCAAAAAGTTCAATCTTTGCATCAATTGCTTTTTGTTTTTGTTCGCCTTTCAGATACTTTTCAGCAATATCAAATCCAACATGGAACTGATATGCCTTTGCCAAATAATGTTTCAGATCATTTTTGAATGAAATCAAATCCTGATGCGGTTGATACTTACTTTTCCGTGTTGTTTCAAAAGGTTCTGTTTTTCCATCCACAATTTGTTTTCCATCAAAGGAACATTCCAATCCTGGATTTGTAAACCTTACTTTTTTAAGGGAAAAATCATCCCTTTTCATTTGTTTTAAAGGTGCCATATTTATATAAAAATTAAATTAATATTCATTTAAAAAAACTGTTTATAACAGTCAATAAAAAACATTGAAACGGTTTTTTATTTTGGTGTTCACGGGCATAACCTCAACAAAGGCAAGTGTCAACTCGTTGCACCGTTCCCACTTGCCTTTGCATCGGATACGTAAATCCGCAATTTGCGAAAAGCAAAAGGCTCAAGATTTCCTAATGCCCGTGAACGAATGGGGAGTATTCGATTTAAAAAGCCCTTTCCCCTCGCTATCGCTCACGGATTTAATTCAATATTTGTTAATATCCACCATTTTTTTACGGATATTTTTTCATTTATTGTGTTTACAATTTCAGTGAAATCAACTTCTTTTATCAGTTCTTCAATTTCATCCGTATCATCAGCGCATTCCTGTCTGTAATTTTCTCCCACGGTATCAGCTAATAAATCCCTAAATGTTTCGGCATCCACTAAATACGAATGGCTTTGCTTTTCTGCTAAAACTAATTTGCCGTTGTACGAAGAATCTTTAAAATATTCATCTGTAATATCTTCAAGAGGAATTAATGATTGCCAATCTTTGTTCGCAAAACCGCAAAGAGTGTATCCTTCTTCTATCGCTTGTTTAACTGTAAGTGTTTTAATTTTTGCTTCCATAATTTATAATTGTGTTTAGTTAATATTTAGTTTGTTAAGGTTACGACCCGCGAACACGGATTATGTATCATTGCCTACGGCAGGGCTTTTTAAATCGTTCATTGCCTTTCGTGTTCCCAAACCACCTGAAAAAGGTAGTTTTACACACACGGCAACGAAACATACTCCCCATTCGTTATAATCAATTTAAAAAGTTGATTCCTTTAATGTTTTGCCTGATGAAACATTTTTTTGCTTTTCAGTCATTTCATTTGGGCCAAATATTTCATTTGGAAACGGCACTGCCCAGTCAAGCGAAGTGATACAGAATATAATGCAAGTTTCGCAAAATTCACGCATCATTTTTTTGCTCACTTCCTGGTTTAAATTTCCCAAACTGTAAACCTCTTTTTCATAAATTCCAGTTTCAGGATTTAATGTTTCTTTGAAAAGAAATGATTCACGCAAAAAAGTATCTGTTTCCTTTAGGCTTTTTAAAACACCTGATGAAAGAAACGCATGTTTTGCTTCAGTAACTATCACGGCAAAATAATATGCCCTTTGTTTGTCGGAAAATGGATAAAAACGTTCACGTGCAATAAGCTCAATTGATTTGTTTTTCAATTTGTTCTTAACTGCCAATGAAAAGGATTTTTTATCATATAATGATAACTCGCCTTCACCGTTCACATGTCCGAATGAAATTACTTCGTGATGCATTTGTTTAATCGTTTGTTTTACAAATATATAAAAACAAAAGTGTTTTATTTTCTTTTGTACCAATAAAAAGGAATCAGATTTTGGTTTTCATCCCTTTTCAATGCTGTGATAATATCACTTTTATAAACCTTTAAATGGTGCCTTTTCATTCTTGGCTTTGGTGAATCCTTTGTTTTAACATCAGCAACGTGATAAACGCTATTTGATTTTTTTTCACCGATCGCAACCAGGAAATCATCAATTTTTATCCCTTCAGAAAACGGACAATCAACCCATAAAGATTTCAATTTTTCCATTACTGAAACAACTTTTCCTGTTTTCCAAAATCATCCAAAAATCCAGTGATTTTAATTTCCAAACAATGAACACCTTTATTATATTCTACACTGTAACCGGTAACATATCGAACAGTATCATCAGGGATGCAATTCACGGTTTTGATGTAGGAATTGAAACGTTTTGCCTTTGCATGTTGTTTTTCTGTTGGTGTTTTCAAAATATCCAAAATCATCTTCAACCAAAATGCACCTTTGTTATCAAGATCCCAATTATCAGTGGGATGATGATAAACAATATCAATCCGGCACTTTACAATTTTAGGAAGATCCAAAAGCCTCAGATATAACCAATCTTTTGCAAAGTTGATGATTTCATATTGTGTACTCCAATGAATAGAATTGCCAAAGAAAATATTGTTAGTTAGATAGTAATCTTTTCCCAATATCAATTTTCCTTTATCATCATCGTATTTGGGTTTTTTGTGCTTTTTGAAATACTTTGATGGTGGATCCAATAATTTTAAATGTGCCAATACTTCAGGTTCTCTCATTGGATTTGTTTTTAATTAATTTATTGTACCAAAATGAATAAGTTTTTTCAATCGGTTCCTGAAGTGCCTTACCTCTTAAAATTCCAGTTCCAAGTGATTTATCATATCTGATTTTTTTACCGTTGTTATCAACCTCCAAATACCAATGCCTATCTTTGAAAGTCTGTTTTGCAGTGCTTTTGAATCCGTGCTGCATAAATGGATAAACTTTGATTCCATTCTTTAGGCAATATTGCATTTCTTTGCTCATTAAAACAAAGTAAGAACTGAGTTTTTATTTTCTTCAAATGCTTTGTGATTTGAATAATTCATATCAAAATAACTTTCCTTCAGTTCTATATTTATGCTTTTTCTATCCATTTTTATAGCCTGGCAACCCTCACTGCCAACACCACCAAACGGACTGAAACAAACATCACCAGGATTACTCCATAGCAAATAACAATTTCTGATAACACTTAACTGCGTTGGTGTCATGTGTTTTTCATCATTTTTTCCTTTTGCTTTTCTGAAGTTTGAAATAACATCACTTTCATTTATATCCATCCAAACCGGCTCAGCTAATTTACACCAAAGATCAAAATCAATATCATTTTGAATTGGAACAATGTTTTGGCCTGGCTTTCTAAATGTAATAACATAATCAGCCAATCCAGGCCTATTGATTGAACTATCTCTTTTTGTTTGGCCGTGCATCAATTGAATGTTTTTTGTCCTTACTGCTGCCAATTGTGGGTTTTTACGAATCATCTTTTCAGCGTGGAATATAAAACCATATTCCTGAAACAAACGTATTAGTTCACCTCTAAAATCAATAATTGAAAGAAAACCATCTTTTCCAATTGATGTTGTTCCCTGCATTATATGCATTGATAATAATCTTCCAGGTTTTAAAACTCTAAAAAGTTCAGGGACTAAAAACCTGAAGTGTTTGTAAAAATCATCATCATTTGTTACGTTTGATAAATCTCTCGGATCATCAGAATAAGTATATAAATCTTTAAACGGTGGACTAAAAAATGAATAATCAACGCTTTCATCTTCAATTTCCTTTGTCCTATCTACACAATCGCCTTCCATTAACCAAAAGTTTTCACTTTTAAATTCACGGAAGTTTTTATTTATTGCAGATTCATTTTTTTTATAATCTGTATTTGCTGAGTATTTTGCCATTTCTGAAATCATTAATTTGTGTTTTCTTTCTTTTTCCAATATTGATTGCCTCACATTTTTTTGTGTTTCAGGAACCAATAAATGAACTGTAACTTTGTTTTTTTGTCCGAAGCGATATGATCGCCTAACACCCTGATAAAATTGTTCAAATTTAAAATCATAGGACGTGAATATCATATTGCTGCAATTTTGAAAGTTCATCCCAAATGAAGCAATTGAAGTTTTTGTTATAAGATTTTGAAATTCGTTATCTGCAAAACCATTTAGATTTTTTGATTTATAATCTGCATTGTTTGAACCCTGAACATTTACTGAATTTTTAATTGCTCTTGAAAGTGCATCAGCTTCATCATTTTTTAATGTCCAAATCAACCATTGTTCATCAGAACTGTTCACTAATTCAATTGTTTTTTGAATCCTTTTATCAAATGAACGTTTCAAATCTTTGTGCAAATCAGTTGCACTAACTGCAACGTCATTGAATAGATTTCCGCTTTTGTTTTCAACTGGAATTATATGTTCTACAAATTCAATTTCAGGAAGATTAAAGCCTTCACCATCAAAACCCAAAGTTGAAGGATTATCAATTGACATACTCCAAGTGCAAACGTATTTCCAAAAATCATCTTCAGCGTGTTTTCTTAACCTCCATTTATCATTGCTTTTTATTTTTTGATCTTGAATAAAAAACATTGATTTCATATTTTCATAACTATCAAAACCTAAAAATTCAACGTGTTGGCCCAATTCCATGTGATCATTTGGTGATGGTGTTGCTGTACATGCTAACTTGTACGGTGTATTTTTAAAGGTTTCAATAATCAATGATGAAAGTTTTCCGTCTTTTCCTTTTAAGATACTTGATTCATCCAAAACAATTCCTGAATAAACTGAGCAATCAATATTTTTCAATTGATCGAAGTTTGTAATATCAAAACATTCACTTGGAATATTAAACTTTTTAGCCTCTCTTTTGGTTTGTTCAACTACTGCTAAAGGTGCAAGTATTAAAACTTTCATTCCAGTATGCAAATAAACCTGATGCGCCCATTCAAGTTGCTGAGCTGTTTTTCCAAGTCCGCAATCTTCAAAAAGTGCAAACCTTCCTTTTTCAAGTGCAACCTTTACACAATATTTCTGAAAAGGGAAAAGCATTGGATTTAGCTTTTCTTCATCAACTATGAAACCACTTGAAATAAATGTTTTTTCTTTCGTTTTTAAAAATCTCTGATAATCTGATGTTTGTTTCATTAATCGTTTGTTTTTGTTTGTGGTGTAAATTTAATAAAATCCTTTGTTTTTTATGGTTAAAAAAATAAATATCTTTGTTATTTCTTTTGATTTTCCTTTGTTAGATATTCCAGTTCACGTTGCAATGAAATGATTGTGTTTTCTTTTCGCTTAATCAACTCTTCAAATTCATTTGCTTTTTTATACTGGATTTGCCATTGTTCTTTCCACTTTTCAGTTTCAACAATGGAACGTGCCATTTTCATTTTGAAAGATTGCTGATAAACCAATATTTCAACACAAGAATTTGCCATTTTTGAAAGTGTTTTGTGTTGATCAGGCTTTTTATTTTCATCAATCTTTTTCAGCCAATCAGATAAATTTTCAGTTAAATTTAAAATATTATATCCAAATTGAAGATCTTCCAGGTTTGATTCCTTTGCTGCAATATAATAATCATCCATTAATTTTTTCACCAATTTTGAATTCAACTGCAATTGATTCAATTCAGTATATTTTCCGGTTTCCCTATTTTTTTTTAAATCTTTCATCAGATATTTTTAAAAAGGAACTTGATTATCTTCATCATCATCGCTAAGTGATTCAACAAACTGCCTTTTTAGTTTATAAGGTTCTTTTTCTGCATATCGTTTAAAAGTATTGCCATTTTCATCAATATCATTGATATAAAAATTCCTTGTTGCTGTATCAAACAAAAGTTCATCAACTCCCAAACTTCCAATTGATCTTGGCTTTACTTTATTCCAATAAATTTCAGTTAAATTTTCTTTTCCATCTGGCCGGTGTGCCGTTACCATTACTTTTCCGTTATCGAACCAACTTGGACCACCTTTTAAATCGTATGCGGTTGATGGTTTTCTCTTTCCATCTTTATCTTTATCAGTTTTTAATGAATGGATAATTGTATGTAAATGAAGATTGTTTGATTTTGAAATTGCGTTTCGGTACGCAAGTACATCATCAAGATATTGATCCGTTCTGCCAATTTCCTTTTCCCGGCTGTGATCCATATCTTTCCAAGAATCTATTGTTGCCGTTTGAAGTCCTTCACTTTTTTTTATTTCAACGGCCAAATCCCAAAACTGGTAGGGTGTTAATTTTGCCTTCATATCGGTTTTCACCAATATTTTAAAGTGTTCCAAAACCCATGGAAGGTGATGTGAAATTTCAACTTCATCAATAATATTGCTGAATCTTTTATCAAATGTTTTCCCTGAAACCTTTTGAATAATATCTGAAAGTATTTCAATGTGATCGCCGGCATCAGGCATATAAAGAAGATGTTTCCAACCATAGAATTTTGATGTATTTATTTGGAACTCCATCAGAACTTCATTCTTTCCTGATCCTGGAATTCCACTCCAATCGGTAACGCCAGGCAAACTCATTGTATAATGTTCGTGAATATTTGGGAACCCTAACCAAACACCCCTTAAAGCTCCCTGTTCTGCATAATTAACCAAATCCTGAGTTAATTCAGATCCTGAAACTATTTTAAAACCATCTAACATTTTTTTTTCTTCCATTTTTAGTGGTTTACGTGTTTTCCTTTTTTCATTTCTTCAAAGGCATTAAATGGTTTTTCTGTTTTCAGATCGTTTGGTTTGCACTTGTTTTCATAGCAACGAACCCAAATGCACATTTCCTGCATATTAAGTTTGAATGTTTTTCCATAAAAACCTGTATAACCGTTGTAAATGGCTTTAATTATATTTTTGATAGGTACTGAAGGGAAAATTGTTTTCAACGCATCTGATTGTTCAAATATCGTTTGTGGCGTGAAATTCGTTTCTGAAAGGAATTGATGTGCAACCAAAATATTCCTTGTCAAATCATCGTTCATTATTTCACGAAGCGTTATTTCTTTTCCAGTTGATTGCGATACTTCCAAGTTCGTTAAGTGCTTGCTTTTTTCCATCGTTGTTTGTTTTGAGTTCAAAGAATCCCTTCCATCCATTTGAAATTGATTCGTGTATTATTTTAATGGCTTTCTGTTCCATTCCGTGTGAAAGTTCGGATAGTTTTTTTAAAGCCGCCTGTTCGCTTGTGGTTGATTTATACCTGAATCCATGTTCCTTAAATTTATAATCCTTCCAAACCTGCCATTGCTGAATAAAGTTTTCCGAATCAAATGGCATCAAAACTTTTTCTTTTGTAGGTTTTTCTTTTTTATTTTTTTTGTCTTTTAAAGGATTTTTAAAAAACTCAAACTCCATATTATTATATGTATTCTTATTATTATGTTTATTATTATTATATGCAACTTTTTCACTACTAAGTGGTGAAGTTTCTTCACTACTTACCTGTGCAACTTTTTCACTACCCCTATGCAACTTTTTCACTACTTCAAATTCATCACCGAAAAATAGTGATTGAAATAAATTTCCAGTTGGATTTTCTTCTTTAGATACATAACCTTTTTCAACGAGATTTGATAAAATGGTAACAACAGATCGTTTTGATATTGAAATAAACTCAGAAACATAAGAAATGCTACCCCTGTATTTATTTACACCATCTTTAGAAAAACCGTGAATAGTTGCAAAAACCAACAATTCATTTCCTTTCAATTTTAAATCTGAAACCATCCACCCCTGAATATGTATATAATCTGTTCTTTTCATTTTTTACAATTAAAAAACCCTCTTAAATCCTTTTCCGCTCGACTGGAAAATTCATTAAAAGGGTGTTATAAAAATCTTTGCTGTTGCTTTAGTCGAGCGCAACACTAACGCAAATATAAAAAAATTATTGATTTAATTGCTTAGGTTCTTCAACATTCATCATTGAACCCTTCAGCGCCTGAATGTTTTCTTTGCTTTGGTTTGGAACCAAATTCACAACAGGATAACGTGAACCAACTCCAGGTTTTTGGCTTTTGGCAAATACAACGTTCAAATCAAAGATAACACCACGAACTGAACCCCTTTGCATCAGCATTGCATCAAACATATCCCTGATGGCAGGAATTGTTGATGCCTCACCTTTTGTATTGAACTCCCAAAATCCGGCAATATCCTTCACCTTTGGAAGTAAAAAACGCAAAGTTAGAATAACACTCCAACCTTTGTAATTCACTTTTTTATGGATCTGTTCCATTAAGTTAGGAACATCAACAGTATTCATGTCCTGATATTTCTTTTCAGTACTGTTCCAAACTTTAAAGTTTTCACCATCACCGGATGCAAATAACTTTCCCTGTGCATCCCGATATTCAAAACGTTCCTGGCACATTGTTTCAGGATCATCATCCCAAAAAACAACCTGAATTGTTGATGGTTTGTTTGGATATTCCCGATTAAAAAGTTCGGAATATTTTCCAGTTGCAATGAAGTAATCAGTGCTTTGTGGAAATCCATTTTCATTTTTGAAACCTGTTTTGATCATTCCAACTCTTGGAAGTTTCAATGATTGATTTGGTTCCTGTCTTATAATCCTACCTTTGGCCATAATAAATTTGTTTTTGTTTTTTAATGTGAAAACTAAGAATGGCTTTTTCTTCAACAGTCATTGATGGATAATCAATCTTTTTTCCATTCAAAGTGAAAAACCCATCAACAACCTGAAAGATGAAAAACCTTTTCATTATTTATTGGGTTTTTCTTTTTCTGCATTTCTTTTCAGAATCAGTTCATCAAATGAAATTTCAGAAACGTTTTCATTAATTCCTTTGTCAAGTTCAATAATGCCATCAATGATTGTAACCGTGTTTGATCTTCTGAGGCTTTCAATCCTGGAAAGTTCAACAAGATATTGAAGTTTTTCACGGCTGCGTGAATCGGTTTGATCCTTTAGATTGTAAGATGGTTTTGTTCGCCAATCTTTAGGTGAAAAGTTGTAGATCTTTTCAACCGGTTTGTTTGGAAAATGAAGATCCCACATTTGTTTGTAGGCCTCCAGTTGAATTTCATTTTCTTCATAAAATCCTTTACGGCCTGATTTGAAATCCACAATTGCAGAAATTTCTTTTTCAACTTTTACTTCTCTCGGTTCGCCTTTTCTTGGCCCTGTTTTATATGGATTTTCTTCATCCAATCCATCAACTTCAATTGTCATTTTGCACGGCATATCAACGGCACCTGCATAACCATCTTTCGGATGTGTTAATACAATTTCAACTGCTAATGGTTTAACCTTGTAATCAATCATAAATTGAGCAAATGCCATAATATCCTTTTTCAATTCATCTTCATGATTGATGAAATCAATTGGAAGTTTTTCTTCCTCACAATATGCTTTTAATTTTGATTTCAACTTTGTGGTATCATAACGCCTGTTGATTGCAAGCTCAGCAAATTCTTTATGCATAAATGTTCCATAATCGGCCCTTTCCGCTGCATAATTTTTACTTTCATCATAACCCATATCCGCAATCCATTTGATCAAATGTGGTGATGTTGGCATTGTGAATTTGATCATTGTGGTTACTGAAGTGTAAAAAGAAACGGTTCCATCTTCATTAAATGTATAATAATAACGATCTTTTGAACCCTGCAACCTGTAAACCTTTTGTGGCGCCTCAACAAGTGCATCATAATCAAAGAAGATTGCCTTCATTTCTTCCACTGTCAATCCAGGTGCCAATTGATAAACGCCTTCAGGATTATCATCCAATAATTCCTGAAATGCATCACTGTTTTCCTCAGATTGAAATTTGATTTCATTCAGTTCATCAATTCCTTTTTGAACTGAATTTTCTTTGTTTTCATCGTTTGCTTTTTTCATTACTTTTTTCTTTTGGTTAAAATTTGAATTATTTCATCACCACCAATTTCATTGATGGCCTTCTGAAGTGAATCAGGAAATGGATCTTGTTTTTTCGTTTTTGGTTCCTGAATTTTTTCTTTTCCAACCTCAACAAAAACTTCTTCATATTTTGCTTTTGATACGGTTAAAATTTTGTTCACCAATTCCAATGATTTAGGAATAACACCGCCATTGTAATTTGTCAAAGTTTGATATGTAGTTTCAAACTTCTTTGCAAATCCATCACGATCAACAATATCATTTGGATTGTTTCTGTTGTGGATCTCAATCAGTTTTGGAACATCCAAATACAATTTTCTTTGCTTTTCAGCCATAGTTTAATTTTTAAAGGTTAATATATTATTTTCAATTATCTGATTCACCAAAGGCAACCATTGCAAAGTTTTTGATTCAAAAGCATAATCTTTCCCAACTGGATTGATTCCTTCTTTCATCATTGCAGATTGAAATTTTCCAACTCCATCTTTTTTGATTTCATTGATGATTCTTTGTTGTTCTGAATTTAGATTTACATCTTGAAATTCTTTTTTTATCCTTTCATTTCTTTCCCTTTGTTCGTCAAAATGATGATTAAGTTTAACCGGTTTGCCTTTTAAATCACCATTTTTAATGCCTCTATCAACAAAGGATGCAAATTTATTCCAGTGTTTTTCAATGTAGATATTAACCCTATTGTGATTTTTTGCAGTAAATTCTGAAACGTTTTCTGATTTCAAAAAAGCATTTATACACTCATTTGATTTAAGTTTTTTAGCTTGTAAAAACTGTACTAATCCGTAACTATACATAGTGATATTTTTAGAAATTAATTTAAAGAAGTTTCCAAAAGAAATGCATCTTCATTTTGGTTCCTGAACACAACACAAAAACTGCCTTCATATTTTTCAATATAACCATTGGCAAAAAGAATGTTTTCCGATTTTAAAAGTGTTTCGATTTCTTCCATTACTTGCTATTTTGATAAACCCAACTCTTCACGATTATCCCAACTTTCAGAAAGATTTAATTTTATACGGCCTGACTTAACACCATTAAAATATTCAATACTTCTATTTTGAACCATAAGAAACAAATCAACTAATCCAATTTTCAAATCATTTACATAGGAAATTTCAAAAAGTTTATATTGTTCTGATTGTTTTTTATCTCTGTGGTTTTCATAATAACCAATTCGCCAAGTGCCATCAATTATTTTATAAATTCCAAATCCAACAATATGTTTTGTTATGTTAAAACCATGTTTATCTGAATATTCATCAACACATTGATTTTGTGGCATCAGATTAAGAAGTTCTAATTCGCTTAACTCTAATAATTCAGTTAATGAATATATTTTTCGTGGATCAACTTTTTCATAATGTTCCACATAATTTTTTGTTCTTTGATTTATTTGTTCCATAATTTCGTTTGTTTGTTAAGACAAAAATAATAAAGGATTTTATTAAAACCTAATAAATTAATAAAAATCTTTATTAAAGAAGAAAACCCCCCAGTTAAACTGAAGGGTTTTCAAACAAACGATAATTAGTATCAGTATGTAGATATGATACACAAACAGTGCAAATATATATCAAATTCACCCCCCAAACAATAACAACCCTGCCAAAGTTATCAAAACGCCAAATCCAGTGCCAATTGCGCCAAAGGTCCACTTCCTTCCTTTTTCCCTTTTCAACTGAGTTTGCAAAAGCTCAGTTTTAAGTTCAATTTTTTCATTCACAAATTGGATTTCCTTTTTTTGTTCACGGTTCAAACTTTCCAATCCTGGAACAACCTTCAACCGGAAAACATCATTTTCCTTTTTTTGGATCTCAGTTTGTTTTATCAGGCTATCAACCAAAACCTGCTGTTCACTGAATAGGCTTTTATATCCTTCACCTTCTTTCAATAGGTTTCCGGTTGCAATTGTAGCCTTTTTATCTAATACTGTCCTTTCCTGAATAGTATCTGTTAACACCGTTTGTGATGATCCGTGCATTGTTACGAAAAGAAGTATCCCTGATAGAAAGAAGTTTTTGTTTACGTTTGATTTCATTGTTCAAAATTTTGTTTTTGGCACTTAATGTTTCCGATTGTTCACGGTAATAATCTGCATCACTTTTATAAATGTTCACAATCTTCAAAATACTATCCTGTTTTCTTTGTGAATCCAAAATTTGGGTTTCCTTCAATTGTATTTCTTTTTCGATCCTTTTTTTAAGCATACGATAACCATAACCGCCAATTGCTAATGAAAGAATCAAAAAAAGGCCAAGAACACCAATTATAATATTTTTGGCCGTTAAATAGCTTTTAAATGACTTTTTCTGATTTTCCATTTTACCAACGGATTGTTTCAGTGCATTTTTTAAGATCCACAACACGGATTGAATTTGGCTGTGTATTTTTTTCCCAAATATCAAAGTGCATCCAACCCTTTGTGATACTTCTATCTTCCAAACGCCTCAAACCCATAAAATAAAAACAGGCTGCGTTCCCTTTCACAATATTATAATATTCTTTTTCATCACCGGCCATATCCGCGGCCCATCCTTTTCTGTGTGCTGAATTTGTGGCACCGATTGTGCAAAGTGGTGATCTGTAACCACTCCAACACCTGATGAACCTGGAATCATTGCAATATTTTAAAAACTTTACTGCATCACCGGTGTATTTATCCAGGTGGTTCCACCAATTATTTATGGTGATTGAAGATCCTTTTAATTCACGGACCTTTTGAGCTATGGCAATAACTTTTTTATCAATCAATCCAAGTCCATTATCTGAACGTGTCAAATAGCTGTGCGGATCAATGAATTCATCCAAAAAGAAATTTTCTGATACTTTTATTCTGTTCATAATTCAATTTTTAAAGTTATTATTTAACAGTGTCAATTATTATTTCGTCTTTAATAAAATCACGGTGAATTGTATTAATTTTTTTTTCCAATCTGAGCTGTATCAATAAACTGTCAATTGTTTTTTCTGATTTTACACGGAATTTTGTGTTTTCTTTTATATCAACACTATTAACAGCAACTGAATATGTTCCCACAATTGTTATTGGGATTAACATGATTAAAAAAAGTGTAACTAAAACATTTGTTATTTTGGATAAAATACTAATGTTAGTTTTCTTGGTTTGAATCTTCGTTTTCATTGTTTAGTTCTTTTATATCCATTGATTTATTGAATTTATCTATTTTTTTGATCCATCCCAAAGGTGGAAATTTTCCATCTGTCAATATTGAGCTGTTCACAAATGCTGATGATGCAGGATATAAAAACACCATTATCCGGGTGATTGCAAGAAGATAATCCATCACAACCTGGATCATTGGTGTTTTATCAGGATATAAAAATTGAAACCCTTCAAACAAAATCCCAACACTTAAAGCAAGGGCCAATTTTACTGATAAACCAACTATATTTTTTCTAAATGTAAAATCATTTTTTATAAATGCGTGAACAGCACTGCCAAGAATATGATCAATAGCAATGGCAACCAATACAAAACCGATATATGCAATATTTTTATCAATCCATTCTGATATTGGATTGAAAAAAACAGTGGTTGCAATTGGCATTGATAAAATCAAAAGTGATTTGAATTTTACAACAGCCGTTCCACTGTGGATTGCTAAAATATTTCGTAGGATAAAAAATATTATTGTATTGATCATTTTGTGGGGATTTAAAATAAATTATTCAAAATTCAATTATTTTCTTTTCTGAATTTTTCAATAGTGATTCCATTGGCTTTTTTGAAATCTAATTTTAATTGATTGTTTTCTGTTTTTGATTCTGATTCTGAAATCCATTTCCAAATCCATCCAATTGTGGAACCTGCGCCAACAAATGCAAGTATAATTTCTCTAAGTGTCATTGTTTTATGGAATATAATCATTGCAAGTGCGAAAAGTGCGGCAATAATTCCTGCATAAATAAGTTTTGTTTTCATCCTTTTAGTTTTTTATAATAGTTAACTTTAATTGTATCGTTTCTTTTGTTGTATTCTTTTATTAACACATCGTAAATCTGTTTGCTTTCGTACCCCATTTTTAATACATCTTCATATACTTTCACTACGTCTATTTCAGTCTGCCTGACTGAAAATATTTTCTTTTTTAATGCCTTTCAATCCCTGTTCGTCCTCAAATTGGCGGGCTTGGGCTATTGTTACTGGTTGTAAGGTTTTTAGTTTCATAATTATATATAATTTACAGTTCCGCCTCTAGCCACTACCGATTGTAGTTCAGCGTGAGGAAGCCCTCCATTAATTGTTGCCATCACGGCATTTACATTTACGGTCATTGTGGTTGTATGCGTGCCAAAAACATTTTTATTAACTGAGGGAACTCCCATAGTGGTTAAATTCGCAAGATTTATAGTCCCATTGAAATTGGAAAACAAGGTGGTATAACCGTCTGTGTTATTAATATTCAATGTATGGCAGTTGTTTAGGTTTATTGTATATGTTCGCGCACCAAAAGCCAGGTGAACTTGGCTATCGGTTATTATACTATCAACTCCCGATAAATTTAAAGTACCTCCAGCGTTCATTATTAAATTAAAACATTGAGTAAAATAGTTTATAAACACTTTTTTTGTAAAAACTATCCAATTAACTCTAAGTTTTGCGCATTGAAGAAAAGATGAGCCATTTAGATATACATCGCCATCACAATCAAAATTTGCAAGATTGGCGCAATTTCTAAAGCCTTGAATACCCGTGTCAAGGGATTTTCCTTGAAAATAAAAAGATGTTAATTGTGAATTATTTATAAAGCCATTAGTATTAACAATTATATCTGTTACTCCTATAATCGCAGTAACGGTATTTAAGCCCACATCAACTATAAAATTCGATATATCAGAATCAGAAAAATTAAAGTAAGATGCAAAAAGAGTTTCCGTGTTTATAGTAGAAGCTACGCCTTTTAATATAATGGTTGATTCATTATTCAAGACTCTCCCAAAAACCTGCAGCTGCAATTTATTCAACGCCGCCATCTATCATAATTTTATTGGTTGAACCTTTTAAAATTACCGTACACGTTCCGCCCTTTGTCCAAGTTAATGTAACATTGCTCCCGCCTGTGGTAAGTGATACGGCATCGGCATCGTTAAGCTGGTAGCTCCATCCTGTTTTTGGCACTATGACCAAATTTGTAGCCGCTGCATCGTTTTTCATAGCCACCGTAAAAGCGGATGGGTAGGTCTTTGTTATGGGGTCAATCGTACAAATCTTTCCTTCGCTTATTATCGTGGCATCATTTTCTGTTGGGTCTAAGGTGAAGTTTGCGGTTTTGGTGATTTGTGTTGCTTTTGGCGTTGCATAAGGCGCACTAATAACCGTGTAATCTGAAACACTACCTGTTTCGGTGTCGCCTTTGAATTTATAAGTAGCCTGTAACTTTGTTTCGCCAACTCCAAAAGTAATATTTGTATCTGCGCTCGCATCCATAACCAAAT